TGGACCGCGCCGCAGTCGGTGCAGGTCGAGGTCAACCAGACCATATCTATTACGGCGGCGCTGGAAGAGGCCAAGCAGCGCGTCATCGAAGGGCTTATCATAGATGCAAACCCCGATCTTCTCGGCGACGGACGAGCAGAAGCTGATGGCGACGCTATGGGCGTCGCAGGTGAAGGACGATCCGCTGACGTTCGTGAGGCTGGCCTTCCCGTGGGGTAAGCCCGGCACGCCGCTGGAGGGCCACAGCGGCCCGCGCAAATGGCAGCGCGAGGTGCTGATCGAGCTGCGGGACCATATCAAAGCCAACAGCGGCAAACTGGATTTCTCCACGTTCAGGATGGCGACCAGCTCAGGGCGCGGTATTGGCAAGTCGGCTCTCGTGAGCTGGCTGGTGATCTGGATGCTGACGACCCGGATCGGGTCGACGACCATCGTGTCGGCCAACTCGGAGGCGCAGCTCCGCAGCGTCACATGGGCCGAGATTACGAAGTGGCTCAGTATGTCCCTGCACAGCCACTGGTTCGAGGTAAGCGCGACCCGCGTCCTCCCTGCCAAGTGGATCGCAGAACTCGTGGAGCGCGATCTGAAGCTCGGCACGCGCTATTGGGGCGTCGAGGGGCGGCTGTGGTCGGCGGAGAACCCGGACGCCTACGCGGGCGTGCATAACTTCGCGGGCGTCATGCTCGTGTTCGATGAGGCGAGTGGTATCGATGACGCGATCTGGTCAGTGGCGGCGGGCTTCTTTACTGAAAATACTCCTAACAGGTTCTGGCTTGCTTTCAGCAACCCCCGCCGTAACTCAGGATACTTCTACGAGTGCTTCAACTCCAAGCGGGAGTTCTGGCGAACCAAGACTGTTGACGCCCGAAGCGTGGAGGGAACTGACAAGGCCGTTTATCAACAGATTATCGACGAATACGGCCCTGACAGCAGCGCAGCCCACGTCGAGGTCTACGGAGAGTTCCCCAACGCCTCAGACGATCAGTTCATCGGAACCATGCTCGCTGAAGAAGCCATGGCGCGAACGCCATCAAAGGATCCGTCCGCGCCGATCATCGTGGGCGTGGACCCGGCGCGGTTCGGGGCGGATGCGACGGTCATCGCGGTAAGGCAGGGCCGGGACATCATCGCAATCCGGCGCTACCGGGGCGACGACACCATGGAGGTGGTGGGGCGCGTCATCGACGCTATCGAGGAGTTCAGGCCGGCGCTGGTGGTCATCGACGAGGGCGGGCTAGGGGCAGGCGTCGTCGACCGGCTGAAGGAGCAGCGCTACAAGGTGCGCGGGGTGAACTTCGGTCAGAAGTCCGTCAAACCGCTGATGTATGGCAACAAACGGGCCGAGATGTGGGGCGCAATGAAGGAGTGGCTGAAGACGGCCAGCATCCCGAAGGACCGTTTCCTGAAGTCTGACCTGACCGGGCCGATGATGAAACCCGACAGCAAGGGAACTATCTTTCTGGAAAGCAAGAAGGACATGAAGGCCAGAGGGCTGGCCTCCCCCGACGCGGCCGACGCTATCGCCATCACCTTTGCCTACCCCGTGGCGCACCGCGAGGCGAGGCCGATGGACAACAGACCGCGTATGTCTTATGGTGGGGCGATTTCATCTGGATGGATGGCAAGCTGATGGCCGGCGAAACCCCCAAAACAAGATCTTATGCGCAGCCCCGAACAACAATGACCGATAAAATCGTGCGGGATGACGACGCCGCCATAGGTATTGGAGACAGAAACCTTTTTTTAGGGCCTCTGGATCAAGGGTTTATGGGGCGATCGCCGCGCGAATATGGCCTATATGTTCCGAATCCCGATGTCACGCCGCAGGCCAATCCCGCCGCTGTGCGGGCCTATACGCGCAACGCGCCGTATATGGAAGAGTTTATGTCCGACCCGCAAGCTATGTATAAAGAAATACATAGATTAAGGGTAAATTTGGTTGAAAACCCTGACGATGTCGTGAGCCAATATAGGCTACGGGTTATGCAAAACGCTTTGGGCGACGTATTTGGCATGCAAATTCCCGGCGGCTATACTGACTTATATGGCCGCGCGCAGGCTCCTGTGACGCCAAGCGATACTTGGGAAGGCGGCCGCACGCCTACATCCCGCCCGATGGTTGAAAACATGGCCAAGAGAGGCCGCTGATGGTATCCCTGTCTGTTGGCCGTGGTGAGAAGCTGTCCACCAAGGCGGGCGCTGGCCTCACAGCCAAGGGCCGGGCCAAATATAATGCCGCCACTGGCAGCAAGCTGAAGGCTCCTGCGCCCAACCCCAAGACGAAGGCGGACGAGGGGCGCAAGAAGTCATTTTGCGCCCGCATGGGCGGCGTTGTCGCCAAATCAAAAAACGCGGATCGGGCCAAGGCCAGCATGAAGAGGTGGAATTGTGGCAAGTAAGCCGGGGCTCTACGCCAATATCGCCGCCAAACGGGCGCGCATCAAGGCCGGGTCAGGCGAGAAGATGCGCAAGCCGGGCGCAGAGGGCGCACCAACCGCCAAAGCGTTCAAACAGTCAGCCAAAACGAGGAAGAAATAATGCCTCTCGTGAAATCAGCCTCAAAGAACGCCTTCCGCAAGAACGTAAAGACGGAAATGGCCGCCGGAAAGCCGCAAAAACAAAGCGTTGCAATAGCGTATGCTACCAAGCGCGCTGCGGCGAAGAAGGGCAAATCTAGTGGCTGCAAATGACGTAGTAGCTGCCGGCAAGGTATCCGACAACCCGGACGACGACCGTCTGGCGACCATGCGTCATCGCTTCACGGTGGCGCAGTCGGCCTATTCTGACTCAAGAGAAGACGAGCTGGACGATCTCCGGTTCATGGCCGGAAGCCCTGATAATGCCTGGCAATGGCCGGCAGACGTGCTGGCGACCCGAGGCGCGGTGCAGGGCCAGACGATCAACGCGCGGCCGTGCCTGACGATCAACAAGCTGCCGCAGCACGTCCGGCTCGTGACCAACGAGCAGCGCCAGAACCGCCCGACCGCGCGGGTCATCCCCGCTGACGAGAACGCCGACCCGGAGGTCGCGGAGATCTTCGACGGCATCGTGCGGCACATCGAGTATATGTCCGACGCCGACGTGGCCTATGACACCGCCTGCGATAATCAGGTGGTCTATGGCGAGGGCTACATCCGCATCCTGACGGAATATTGCAAGGAAGACTCCTTCGATCAGGACATCCGCATCGGCCGCGTCCGTAGCAGCTTCAGCGTCTATATGGACCCGATGATTCAGGACCCCTGCGGGCAGGACGCGGAGTGGTGTTTCATTACGGAAGACATTCCTAAAGCTGAATATGAACGTATGTATCCTGACGCTACGCCTGTCACTGGCATGATGTCTCAGGGTGTGGGCGACCAGACGCTCAGCATGTGGGTCAGTCAGGAGACTGTCCGCATCGCCGAGTATTTCTACGTCGAGCATAAAAAGGCGACGCTGAACCTTTACCCGGATAACATCACGGCGTTCAAAGGCACGCCGGAGGACAAGCGGCTCATGTCAGCTTATGGCAAGCCGCTGCGCTCGCGCGAGAGTGATCGCCGTCGGGTCATGTGGATCAAGACCAACGGCTATGAGGTGCTGGAGGAGCGTGAGTGGGCGGGCAAATATATCCCCGTCATCCGCGTCGTCGGCAACGAGTTCGAGGTCGACGGGCAGCTTTACATCTCCGGGCTGGTCCGCAACGCCAAAGACGCCCAGCGCATGTATAACTACTGGGTTAGCCAGGAAGCTGAAATGCTGGCTCTGGCCCCCAAAGCGCCTTTCATTGGCTATGGTGGCCAGTTTGAAGGCTATGAAATGCAATGGAAAACGGCCAATACGAACAACTGGCCGTATCTGGAGGTCAACCCGGATGTTACTGACGGAGCTGGAAGCCCTCTGCCGCTGCCCGAGCGCGCTCAGCCGCCTCTGGCGCAAACCGGCCTCATACAGGCGAAAATGGGTGCTGGCGAAGACATTAAATCAACCACGGGTCAATACGACAGTTCAATTGGTGCGACCAGTAACGAAAGAACGGGTCGCGCTATATTGGCACGGGAACGGCAGGGCGACACGTCAACGTATCATTACGTAGACAACCTTGCGCGGGCGATCAAATACGTCGCTCGGCAATTGGTCGATTTGATCCCGAAGATCTACGACACGCAGCGTGTCGCCCGTATCATCAATGTCGAGGGCGAAGTCGGCATGGCGCGCATCAACCCGGCTCAGCCGGAGGCGGTGCGTAGGGTTGTAGACGAGCAGGGCATTGAAATTATGAAGATCTATAACCCGAATGTCGGCACCTACGACGTTCAGGTTGCTTCCGGCCCCAGCTACATGACCCGTAAGCAGGAGGCCATGGACACCATGGGCCAGATCCTCCAGACCAACCCGGCGCTCTGGAGCGTTGCGGGCGATCTGTTCGTCAAGAACATGGACTGGCCGGGCTCCGAGACGATGGCCAAACGGTTCGAGAAGATGCTCGACCCGAAAGTGCTTGAAAACACAGACGATTCGCCGGAAGCGCAAGTCATGCGTCAGCAGATGGAGCAGATGGCGCAGGCTATGGAGCAGACAACAGCCCAGATTCAGGCGCTTATGAACAGCTATGAGATGCAAAAGCTGGCTATTGACGAGCAGAACAGCCAGATCAAGGCTTTTGAGGCCGAAACGAAGCGTATGCAGGCGTTTGCCAACAGTATGCAACCTGAGCAGATACAGGATATTATCCAGGGGACCATCGCGGCGGCTATCGACACCGGCGATCTGGTCGCTGGCAACGCGCCTATTCGTGAAATTGGAGAGATGATGTGACTTGCGAAGTCTTTATAGGGCATCTCTTTCTTGCACGGGACGTGGCTCATTCCACGCACCTTAACACGCGCTCGTATGCCAAACATAAGGCGTTGGGGAAGTTCTATACAGGTGTTATAGACCTCACCGATACATTTGCAGAGACCTATATGGGCCGGCACGGCATGATCGGCGCTATAGCCCTGCAATCCGCCAAGAAAACCAACAACATACTTGATTTTTTGGAAGATTCGCTGAAAGATGTCGAGGAAATGCGCTATAAAGTCTGTGACAAGGACGACACGGCGATCCAGAACATCATAGACGAAATCGTAGGGCTGTATCTTTCAACGCTCTACAAGCTCAAATTCCTGGGGTGATATCATGGAACTTCTGAATCCTCTGGCTGACGCCAACTTCCCGTCCCGAACAGTCAGTTATACGGGTACGGCAGGCTCTACTTCGACATGGGACGCGGGGCCGCAGGGCGTCGTTGTATGGTCTACGTCGCCATGTTATGTGGCTATTGGCGAAAGCGCGACAGCTACGACCAATTCTACGCCCATTCCGTCAAACACGCCTATTCCGTTCGTTGTTCCTCCGGGGACAGGCGCTCCGTGGCGCGTAAGCGCCATTCAGGTGTCTGCGGGCGGTTCGATTTACTGCAAACCTATTAACATCCGATGAGTTTCGGCGTCGCGCTCCGAAACGCCGTCTCTCTGGGGTTGGGCGGCATTATCAGCTTTGTAACCGGCGGCGCTGACGCAGGCGTCATAACTGTCACTGGCAGCCTGCTGCTGGAAGACAATGTATCGTTCCTCCTCATGGAGGACAATACCAGCCAGATTCTTGGAGAAGGCTAATGCCTAATACGCGAATTTCCGATCTTAGCCCCGCCGTTTCAGTCGCCGGAACCGACGTTTACCCGAGTGTTCAAACCCCGGGCGTCGGGCCGGTAAAGACGAGCCTTACCCAGATCACCAATTATGCACTTGCAAACGCTGCGGCTGGCGCTGTTGGCGCACCGTCTATTGCACCGACTGGCGACACCAACACCGGCTTCTGGTTCCCGGCCGCCGATACGATTGCGGCGTCTACTGCTGGCTCTGAGCGGTTGCGTATCTCCAGCGCGGGCAATGTCGGCATCGGGACGACGAGCCCTTCGTACACATTAGATGTTGTTGGCAGCACAACTGCTGCCCGAATTGGCAAAGGAATCATTGTTAATGACGCCCCGTTCGTAACGGGATTTAATATAAGTTCTGGAGCTAATGCATGCGCAATAGGTTCTACAGGAGCGTCTGTTTTTTATATCTTTACAAACAACTCCGAACGCATGCGCATTGACAGCGCAGGCAATGTCGGTATTGGGACGACAACAATAAGTGGCCGACTTACGGTTGATACCGCTCTCGCCGGAACACCGGGGTTACTAGTAAATTCCAGCGTTGCGGCTAGCTACGCCTCAACACTTTTATACGGCACAACAACCACAGCGGCAGGCACAGGTTTTGATATGATTGGCGTCTATGCCAACACAGTCGCGCAATTTAGAGTTCGCGGGGATGGTACAATCTACGCTCAGAACACGACTGTTCAGGCGATTTCCGATGTACGCTTGAAAGACAATATCAGGAGCGCGCTGGACGGCCTTTCGACAATTATGAGCCTTCGACCTGTGCGATTTGACTGGAAGGAAGGCTACGGAAATGGACGTAAAAACCAACTTGGTTTTGTTGCGCAAGAAGTCGAGACTGTTTTTCCCGATGCTGTTGATGAAATGAAAATATCAAACGCCAGCGACGAGGCGTTCAAAACTGTAGGCCCGTCTGCGTTTATCCCCGTTCTCGTCAAAGCTATTCAAGAGCTTGCTGCGGAGCTTAACGAACTGAAAGGTAAGGTCAATGCCTAACATCTACACTTGGGTTATTTCGGCCCTCGAATGCTACCCAGAGAAGGACAACCATCAGGACGTTGTCTTCAACATCCACTGGCGTCGTCAGGCGACTGACGGCACGCACACTGTCGATGTTTACGGCTCGCAGGGCGTTACGCTTGAGGCTGACGCGCCGTTCACGCCTTATGCCGACCTGACGTTTGTTCAGATCTGCGGCTGGCTTGACGACGCGATGGGCGCTGAGCGGGTGGCGGCTATGGACGCCTCTCTCGACCAGCAGATTGAGAACATCATCAACCCGCCGGTCGTGACGCTCCCGCTTCCGTGGGCTGCGCAATAACCAGCTTGACGCGGGGGGTCGTCTGCCCGGCCCGCGTCATTCTCCACCGGGCAGACACAACCTTGGAGAAGGTTAATGGAAAAGATTGCTATCGAACTCCCGGTCAATGCGTGGAACGTCGTCATGAACGCGCTGGGCCAGCGTCCTTTTGCTGAAGTCGCGGAACTGATCGCGGAGATCAAGCGTCAGGGCGAGGCGAAGGTCAATACTGTTGACCCCACACCCGCCGAATAGTATTGTAAACTCAACCGACTGGCCGGAAAGCTAGGTGAGAATGGAAAACGAACAGGCTGTAGCGGAGATCAGCCCCGCGCCGGAACCGGAAGCTACGGCAGCGCCGGAATCTGTTGAAACAACGCCGGAGGAACAGCAGCCTACAAAATCGTTCTCTCAGGATGAGCTGGACGCGATTGTAAGCAAGCGCCTTGCAAGAGAACAGCGTAAATGGGAACGTGAGCAGGCCCAGCGGCTTGCGGAGCAACAGGCCAAACAGCCTGTCGCACCTCCTGCGGACCCCAACGATTTCGAGTCGGCTCAGCAATATGCGGAAGCATTGGCTGAGCAGAAGGCTCGGGAGATGTTGGCCCAGCGCGAGGCCGCAAGACAACAGGCCGAGTTCGTCGAGGCCTATAGAGACCGTGAGGAAGAGGCAAGGGACAAATACGAGGACTTCGAGCAAGTCGCGTATAACCCCAGTCTTCCCGTCACGGACTATATGGCGCAGGCGATTCAGGCTTCGGATATTGGCCCCGAGGTAATCTACTTCCTCGGATCCAACCCGAAAGAAGCCGCGCGCATTTCCCGGTTGCAGCCCGTCTTGCAGGCAAAAGAGATCGGTAAGATCGAGGCCAATCTGGCTTCAAACCCGCCGGTCAAGAAGACATCAACCGCGCCAGCGCCTCTTGCGCCTGTCACGGCAACCCGGTCGAACTCCGGTCCGAGACGCGACACAACGGACCCTCGGTCCATCAAGGAAATGTCAACGTCGGAATGGATTGAAGCGGAACGTCAGAGACAGATCAAGAAGTGGGAAGCGCAGAATCGGAGATAAGGTATGTCTAATTCGCTTCTTACCATTGACATGATTACTCGCAAGGCTTTGGAAATCCTTGAGAATAATCTTGTCCTGACCCGCACGGTCAACCGTCAGTATGACGATTCTTTCGCCGTTGAAGGCGCAAAGATCGGCTCGACCCTTCGCATCCGTCTGCCCGACCGCGCTCTGGTCACGGACGGCGCGGCGCTTCAGGTTCAGGACGACAACGAGCAGTACACCACGCTCGCGGTCTCCAGCCAGAAGCACATCGGCGTTAACTTTACGACCGCCGAGCTTACCATGCAGCTCGACGATTTCGCTGAACGTGTTCTGAAGCCTCGTATTTCGCAGCTCGCGTCCTCCATCGACGCGGACGTTGCGAACAGCTTCAAATATATCGGCAACTCGGTCGGCACGCCCGGCACGACTCCGGCTACCTCGCTGGTCCTGCTTCAGGCTCAGCAGAAGCTGAACGAGAACGCTGCGGTCATGTCGCCGCGCTACGCGACGGTCAACCCGGCTGCGAACGCCGCGCTGATCGAAGGCATGAAGGGTCTCTTCAACCCGGTGTCGGCGATCTCGAAGCAGTTCAAGAACGGCATGTTTGGCGAAGGCATTCTCGGCTATGACGAGCTGAATATGTCGCAGTCGATCAAGCAGTTTACGACTGGTTCGCGCACTGCTTCCGGGGCGTCTACGGTCACGGTCAGCACTTCGGTCACGACCGAAGGCGCGACGACCATCGTCCTGACGGGCCTTGGCTCTACGATCATCAAGGCCGGTGACGTGTTCACCATCGCGGACTGTTTCGCCGTCAATCCGCAGACCCGTGAGTCGACCGGCTCGCTGTATCAGTTCGTTGCTCTGGCTGACGTTACGGCGTCGACCACGGCTTCGGTTACTGTCCCGGCGATGTATTCGGCTTCGCAGGCTCTGGCCACGGTCGATGCGTTGCCGCAAGCTACCAAGTTGGTCACCTTCCTTGGTTCGCCGTCGACGCAGTATCCGCAGAACCTGATCTATCATCGCGACGCGATTGCGTTTGCGACGGCCGATCTTCTGCTTCCGCAGGGTGTCGACATGGCTTCGCGTCAGGTCCACAACGGCATCTCGCTCCGCGTTGTTCGTCAGTATGACATCAACAACGACCGACTGCCCTGCCGTATTGACGTTCTGTATGGCTACAGCGTCATTCGTCCGCAGATGGCTGTCCGTCTTTGGGGCTAACAGGAGGGGCGTAAGCCCCTTCTTCTCACCTTATCAAGGAGTTCTAAATCATGGCTATCACTACGCAGGGCGCTTCATACCCGCTCGAATCCTTTGGCCCGACGCCTGCGCTTCCGCAAGGCACGGGCGGATATCAGGTTGGCGCTGGTAATGGCGGCGACGCGCTGTTCTGCGTCACGCCGGCCCCGGCTACGCTGACGACCGGCGCGACGCTGACCGGCGATCAGGTTCTTACGGGCCTGATCCTTGGCTCACCGACTGGCACGGCTTCGGCTTACCAGCTTCCGACCGTGGCGGCGCTGGAAACGGCGCTCCCGTCGTCCGCCAAGGTCGGCGCGACGATTGACTTTGCGGTCATCAACGTCGATGGGACCGGGTCGGGCGTCATCACTCTGACGACCAACACCGGCTGGACGCTGGTCGGACTTATGACGGTCGCAGCTACGGCTGGCACCGCGCAGGCGTTTCGCGCTCGCAAGACCGGCGCTACCACGTGGGCGCTGTATCGCGTCGGCTAACAGGAGAAAACAATGCCTAATACCAAATCAGTAGGCGTTGCTTTTTCTGACCCTGAGTTGACTTCTGGCACCACGCTTACCGGGGCCACAATCGACTCAACATCGAAGGTTCTGTCCAATATTGGCAGCGGCCTTTCCATGGGTCAGCAGGGCGCGACTATCGCTGTCACTACCGGCGGCACCAACGATGTCTTTATGATCGCGCCTGCTGCCGGCGTTCTGTCGTCCGCGTTGTTCTCCGGCGTCGATGTGCTGGCGGCGAACGATACGAACTACATCACGTTCGGCATCACCAACCTCGGTCAGGCTGGTGCGGGAACGGCAGCTATGCTGGCCGCGACCGACGCTAACACGACCAAGGCGACGGGCGGAACGGCGCTTGCCGCGAACACCTTGCGCACGCTTACGCTCAACGGCACGGCCGCCAATCTGGTGGTTGCGGCTGGCGATCGTATCCGTATCCGCGCAACGGTTTCCGGCACGCTCGCCAACACGGTGACGTTCCCGGTCTACAGGCTGACGTTTACCGTCGCCTGATCTTAACTTTACGACCGGCCTATGGGCCGGTCGGCCCTTACCATAGGTGAAAAATGGCTGTAATTTATCTTCGTCACCCCCAGCACGGGGTGAAGGTTGCTATGATGGATCTCGAAGCCGATTATGACGAACAGAACGGTTGGGAAAGGTTTGAACTAGATGACGACGACAGCGGGCGATCAGATCAACGGAGCGTTGAGACTTCTGGGCGTCCTCGCAGAAGGCGAAACGCCCTCGTCGGAAACGTCGCAAGACGCGCTGATGGCTCTCAACCAGATGATCGACTCGTGGAACACCGAACGTCTGGCAGTATTTTCGACTCAGGACCAGATTTTTAACTGGCCGTCGGGCGTTCTTAGCCGAACGCTTGGCCCGACCGGAGATTTCGTAGGTAACCGTCCAGTTCTGCTGGACGACGCCACCTATTTCCGCGATCCGCAGACCAACGTCTCCTACGGTATTAAGTTCATCAACCAGCAGCAGTATGACGGCATCGCCGTCAAGACTGTGACCAGCACCTATCCACAGGTCATCTGGGTCAACAATACATTTCCCGATATCGAAATGTATGTTTACCCCAAACCGCTTCGGGAGCTGGAATGGCATTTCATCTCGGTCGAGGAACTGACCAATCCGGCCACTTTGGCGACTTCGCTCACGTTCCCGCCCGGCTATCTGCGGGCGTTCCGATACAATCTGGCTTGCGAGATCGCGCCTGAGTTTGGCGTTGAGCCATCGGCGCAGGTGCAGCGCATCGCCATGTATAGCAAGCGCAATCTGAAGCGCATCAACAACCCTGACGACATTATGGCGCTGCCTTACAGCATCGTGGGAACCAGGCAAAGGTTCAATATCTACGCAGGGAACTACTAGGTATGTTGCATTTTAGCATATCTGCTTCGAGGCCCGCGCCGCTGACCTTTCGGCAAATGCTGACGCTCTTCGTTGTAAATCTCATGCGCGTGAAGGATATTGTCGCGATGCGTAACAAGTTCCAGATTTTCCAACCTATTATCAGATCGGTTTAAATTCTTATGGTTTATCTCCAACCGACCAGGTATAGGCCCAACAAATGCTTCCCAAAGCAGACGATGTATAGACAGGCATCTATACTCGCCGTTTTTGCACAATCTAACGACTACATAGTGTTTCAGCAGCCCTGTTTTTACCGGCCTGTAATTTGCGTCGCCAGCCCAAGTTTTTCCATGCTTAATAGACATAACCGTAGTAACGCTTGTGTTCAAAAACGCCGCAACATCTTTAAGTTTAGCGCCGTTAGCCAATCGTTGTTTGGCTTCGGCGACTTGTCCTGCGGTAAACAATTTGCCGCGCGCTACTCGACGCACGTTGCCAAGATTGCTAATTTCGTAAAGTCCTTCATAGTTAAGAACCGGTCGCCATTCTTCCATATGATGTCTCCTTCAATGAACATGCAGTATATCTACATGAATATTGGAGGTCAAGTCTGATGCAGACGCCTATTCTTGGCTCCAGCTACGTCGCCCGCAGCGTCAACGCTGCGGACAACAGAATGGTGAACCTTTTTCCAGAAATCGTAGCCGACGGCGGCAAGCAGCCGGCCTTCCTCCAGCGCGCGCCGGGCCTTCGTCAGCTCGTGCAGTTGCCGACAGGGCCGGTGCGTGGACTCTGGACGTTTGGGGATTATGCCTACGCGGTGTCGGGTAATCGGCTTTACAAGATAGACACGGACTTTATGTATGTGGACAAAGGTGTTGTAGCCGGCACCGATCCGGTCAATATGGTCGATAATGGCACGCAGCTATTTATTGCGGCGGGCGCGAACGGTTACATCTACAACGCCGGCACGGATGTCTTCGCCCAGATCACCGACCCGGACTTCTATGGCGCTGTTGGTGTCGGATTTATCGACGGCTATTTTGTCTATAACGAGCCGAACAGCCAGAAGTTTTGGGTGACCACGCTTTACGACGGCACGTCCGTAGATCCGCTGGACTTCGCCAGCGCCGAAGGTTCGCCCGACAATCTGGTCACGCTGATCGTCGATCACCGCGAGGTTTGGCTATTCGGCACCAACTCGGTCGAGGTCTGGTATAACGCCGGTCTGCCGGACTTTCCGCTTGCCCGTATTCAGGGCGCGTTTAACGAGATCGGCTGTCAGGCCCCCTATTCCGTCGCCAAACTGGACAACGGCCTGTTCTGGCTCGGTAAGGACGCGCGCGGTAACGGTATCGTCTATCGCTCCAAAGGCTATTCCGGCGAGCGCATCTCAACCCACGCCGTCGAGTGGCAGATCCAGCAATATACGACGCTGGCCGACGCTGTGGCCTACACCTACCAGCAGGACGGCCATGCCTTCTACGTCCTTAACTTCCCAACCGCCAACACGACATGGGTTTATGATGTCTCGACCGGCGCATGGCATGAGCGGGCGGGATGGGAGAACAACGCTTTCACCCGCCATCGCGGCCAGTGCCAGATGAACTTCGCGGATGAAATCGTCATTGGCGACTACGTTGCGGGCGTCCTCTATGCCTACGATATGTCGGTCTATTCAGAGGCCGACACGATCCAGAAATGGCTCCGCTCGTGGCGGGCGCTGCCTACGGGTCAAAACGACCTAAAACGCACAACGCAACATAGTCTTCAACTGGATTGCGAGTCAGGCGTCGGGCTTGCGACCGGGCAGGGTTCTGATCCGCAGGTTATGCTCCGATGGTCGGACGACGGCGGGCATACGTGGTCGAACGAACACTGGAAGTCGATGGGCCGGATTGGCGAATATGGAAACCGGGTCATTTGGCGGCGGCTTGGCATGACGATGAAGATCCGCGACCGTGTTTATGAGGTGTCAGGGACTGACCCGGTCAAGATCGCTATCATGGGCGCTGAATTGATTTTGGACCCGACCAATGCCTGACGTAGCCAATAACACCCTCATACCGGCGGCCCGTGTCCAGCTCTGGGATACGCTGTCGAACTTCGTCTCGCGGCCCTGGTATCGATGGTTCTACAATCTGTATATCGCCGTCGAGGCCGGCCGGCGTTACGGATCGTTCTACAGCACGACGACTTTCACCGTCGCGGTCATCAATACGGCCTATACGTTTACGTTCAACAACACGTTTACCCGCGCCGACGGCTCGGATCTGGTCTATGGCGTTTACGTCGGCACGCCAACGTCCCGCATATATGTAGACAATACTGCGACATATAACTTTCAGTTTTCGGCACAGATCGCGCAGACGGGCGGCGGCAAACACGATGTATATATCTGGCCCCGCGTGAATGGCGTCAATGTGGACGACTCGGCAACTCAGGTGTCGTTGAATGGCGGGTCGGGATACGCCGCTGTCGCCGCGTGGAATTTCGTGCTAAACCTTCAGGCGGGTGACTATTTTGAGCTGGTGTATTCGGCCAACAGCACAAACGTCCAGATTCCGTATGTGGCGGCGTCGGCTCCGGTTCCAGCTATTCCTTCGGTCATACTGACCGTAACCAGTTGTGTAGGTGGATAAATGGCAGCTCTTACTCCTACCGCCAAGATGCAGTTCTTTAAGGCCGACGGCACGCCGTTGGTCGGCGGCAAGCTCTACACCTACACGGCTGGAACGACCACGCCGCAGACGACCTACACGGACAGTTCGGGCGGCACGGCGAATACCAATCCGGTCATTCTGGACAGCCGGGGCGAGGCCAACATCTGGCTCGGCGGCGCGACCTATAAGTTCAAGCTGGCCGACGCCAACGATGTTGAGATCTGGACCGTAGATAACATCTCCGCGCCGACTTCCGGCGTGTCTCCGGCGCTGTCCGGCAACGTGACGATTGATACTGATTCGGCAAGCCCTGCGCTGAAGATCACACAGACCGGCACAGGTTATGCGCTCCGCGTGCAGGACAGCGCCGATCCTGATTCGACACCGCTTGTCATCGACAACACTGGCAAACTAGGTCTCGGCACAACGTCGCCGTCCGAAGCGCTGGATATTGATAACAGCGGAAAAATTCAGTTTTCCGCCAGCGGCGCGTCGAGAATGGTCATCTCCTGCGACGCCAGCGATTCTATTTTTGATATCAGCGGCGCGCGGAACTATGTCGTCAAGACAAACTCTACAACCATTCTGACCGGAAATACGACAGACATCACAACGACCGTCCCTGTAGTGTTACCGGGGTCGCCTACGACCAGTCTTCAGGCGACAACCAAAACCTATGTCGACACGAATATCTCTGCGGCCAGCGCTTTAGCCGCCCCGCCCGGCGCTATTATTTCGTTCGGCGCGTCCAGCGCGCCTTCCGGCTGGCTTATCTGTGACGGCACGGCCGTATCCCGAACAACCTATGCTGCGTTGTTCGCCGTTCTTGGGTCTACGTGGGGAGCGGGCGACGGCTCTACGACATTCAACGTGCCTGATCTGCGCGGTCAGTTTTTGCGTGGTTTTGACAGCCGCGCTACGGCGACCAGTCAAGATACGACGTTTGTCAGTGGTATTACCACCAACACAAGCACGACAATTAGCGGCATAAATTCAACTACTTACCTTTACGCCGGTATGCCGATCAGCGGCACTGGTATTCCTTCCGGCGCAACGATTTCGTCTGTAGCTACAAACTCGATTGTCATATCGGCGGCGGCTACGGCGTCATCCAGCACTATTGGCACTGGCGCGACTACAAATACAAGCACAACCGTTACTATGTCGAGTACAACGGGGCTTTCTGTCGGTCAGGCAATCAGCGGCACGGGCATCCCGACTGGTGCATACATCACCAATATCTTCAACAGCACGACAGTCATTATTTCGTCCGCAGCTACGGCCACGAACACCGGTCTGACTTTTACGCTCGGCACGTCGCTAACGGTGGGCCGCACTTTTGCAAGCGCGCAGGCCGACGCATACAGAAACCATGACCATGGTGTCAGAGATCCTACGCACACACACACCTATAACCAAGTTATTAGCGGCGGAGCTACTTACTACGCTGGGCCTGGGTATCAAGCCAACACCCCCACTACTGGCGCTTCAGCAACTGGCGTCACGGTGAACAACTCATATACCGGCAACACTGAAACGAGGCCGAAGAACTACGCGGTCCTTTACATCATCAAGACTTGAGGCAGCTTATGGACCCCTTCACACTAGCCCTTATCGGCGGCGGCAGCAGTCTGGTTTCTGGCGGCCTTGGCTATCTCGGCTCGCAAGCTGCCGGCCGCGCTCAGCAGCAGGCGGCACAGACATCCGGACTGTTTGGCCTGATCGCGCAGCAGCAAGCGCAGCAGCAAGCGCGTGAGATGTCCGAAAAAGGCGCTGCGGCCGGCCGTGAGTTCTACGGCAAAGGCCGCGAGGATCTGCTGGAGCAGGGACGGCTAGGCGAGTCGGCCGGCCGTGAGTTCTATGGTCAGGGCGTAGGATTCCAGCAGCCTTATATGCAGGCGGGAGCGGGCGCGGCTAACCAACTGGCGAGCCTGTTTGCGCCCGGTGGCGAGTATATGCGTCAGCCGACGCTCGAAGAACTTCAGATGGACCCCGGCTATGCCTTTCGGCTTCAGCAGGGGCAACAGGCCATTGACCGCTCGGCAGCAGCGCAGGCGGGGCTTCAGTCTGGCGCAGCTTTGAAAGCGGCGACGCGGTTTGGTCAGGAAGCCGGTAGCCAGGAATATGGGAACGCTTACGCCCGGTTTATGGCCAACCGCGCTGCGGCGACGCAGGGCCTCCAGAATCTGATGGGCACAGGCGCGAGCGCGGCCGGCACGGCCACAGGGCTTGCCGGTCAGATCGGGTCTAATCTCATGGCTCAGCGGTTCGGACTGGGCAGCAATCTTGGCACGATGGCTGGCAATGCCGGAAGCACAGTGGCCGGAGCCTACACAGGAGCTGTCCCGACTATCGCCAATCTTGCGTCCGCTAACCCTTACGGTCAGGCCGTGGAGAACATGGGGCAGGCGCGGGCGTCTAGCTATATGGGCGGCGCGTCGGCGCTTCAGGGCGCGCTTCAGGGCGTCGGACAGAACGCGATGCTGTATGGTATGCTGGACCGATATGGTCAGGGCGGCGCACAGCCATTCAACAGAAATTATGGTATGGGTTACGGCCCGCAGCTTTGAGGTCTGACTAATGCCCGTCGATTACACAATAGCTTCCCGGGTTGCGCCTGCGGCTGGCGGCGGCTTTGACCCTCTGAACGCTTTCGCGCAGATGCAGGCGATGGACTATCGCCAGCGTCAGAACGCGCTGGCGCAGATGCAGATGGCTGAGTATCAGCGGAAACTTCAGGCTGAACAGGCGCTTCGTGGCATGACGCCAAATTTTGCGGACCCTCGGTTTGCGCAGCAAGTATTTCAGTACGACCCAGAATTTGCCCGGCAATTATATGGGAGCCAACTAGCAGGAGCCCGTGAACAAGCGTCTACCGAAAACGTGCGCGCTGAACAGCGGTTGCGCGAACGCAAATATAGCGAAATTGACTTGCCTCGCGCTAGCCGCGAACAACAAAAACTTGCCCTCGAAACAGAAGAAATAGCGCTGCGCGGTAAAAAATTAGGTTTTGAAATCAACAAAGATGCTCTGGACCGCGACGCCAAAACACTTGAAAGAATGGAAAATGCCGCGGCCAAGGTTTTTAATACCAACGGTCGAGGGTATGAAGATTTTCGTCAAATGGCGGTCAAAGAGCATCCCGAGTTTGAAAAGATGCTCCCGGCCGCCTATGACCCCGATATTCTTTCTGGATTTATAGATAACGCAGCAAGCACGCGAGAGAAACTTAAGTCGGCGGCTGACTATGAATATCGCGAGATAACGGATCCTACCGGTGCAACACGTATTGTCGCCATCCCTAAACGTTCACCACAAGCGGGCGCTATACCGGTTCCGGGCGCGGCAGGCGCAAAGCCAGCAGACTATGGCTTTATGCCAGGGCCGCCGGATACGGGCCTTGTAACGCGGACAAATCCGCGCACGGGAGAGGCGGAACTGGTAACGCCTCGCCAGCCTGTTATGACGCCTGCGGAAGGAAAATTTGGCGAGCGCGTGAGCGGCGCGCCGGTCCCAAACAGAATAATTCCATCTGAAATACGCCCGACGACGGAAGCGCCGGTTGGTAGCGCCGCGTATAACAACAAGCGGTTTGCCACTGAAGTTCTAGATGCTTCTGGGTTTAACGCCGAGACCGGCGAAGACCGTGTAAGCCAACTTATCAAAGGTTCTACTAGCGGCGGCTTACAGGCTAAAGCTGCTGGTGTGCGGGGGTTTTTCGGCGGCGCAACGCCGGGCATGGAAAACATTGCCAAACTAGAAACCATCAAAAATGATGTTGTCCTCAAAAAATTGGCGGGTAAACTTGGTGCGGGCATTTCTGAAGGCGACCGTCAGTTTATTGAAAAATTGATGGGTGATATAGCCAACCCGGAAGTGCCAGCTAACCAGCGGCTTGCGGCGTGGAATCAGGTTAAAGGCATGATGGTCAAATACGCCAATACGGGGAATTCTCCGACGCCAGCCGCTAGCGCGAACCGCCCATCTTTGGATGAGATATTTAAATAATGGCCAACATCAAAGCCAAAATTCAGACCGCTCGCGAAGCAGGATACTCCAATGAGGAGATCCGTCAGTTTCTGTTCTCGCGTCCAGAGGCTCAAAAAGCCAAAGAGGCAGGATACACAGATGCTGAGATCGCGTCTCATTTTGGCTTGGTGGACGGCGAAGGTATTCCGGGCAAGCGCGAGATTGTCACGCCGCCGCAGCAGGCCGTTGGGTATGTCGAAGAGCTTTTGGGTAACATCCCCGAAAGCACGCTGAAGTTTGCGCAGGGCGTTTACGAGACGGCGACGAGCCCGATAGAAACCGCCAAGGCGTTAGGCGCGGCGGCGCTCAGCCCAGTCCAGACAGCCAAAGCTATCGGGGGTTACGCGGCAGAGCGGTATGGCTCGCCGGGCGCTATCGCTGAAACCATTAAAACAGATCCCGTAGGATTTCTTGCTGACATCTCCACTGTTGCTGGCGGCGCTGGCGCGGCATTGCGACGCCCTAGGCTTCGAGCGTTGTCGGAGGCAACATCGCCGATAAATGTGATGGCCGGTGCGGTGCAGGCTCCCTTTTCAGCAGGGGGCTATGGCTACGAGTTTGCGCGGAACGCTATGGCTCCGCGATACGCTACATATCTGGAAGCCGTCGAAGGACGAGGCCCACAAATTGCACAAGCGCTTCGCAGCCCGCAAGCGCAGCTCGTGCCTGGCTCTGTCCCCACGGCCGCCCAGGCTGCGGCTCCTGTGGGGTCGGCGCGGTTTGCACAACTTGGCGCGAGTGCAGCCGAAACGCTCCCGACGGAGTTTATGGAACGCGCCAAGCAACAGGCGGCGGCTCGATTAGCAGAGATGCGTACAGTTGGAAAAACTGAAGCGCAGCTTGAAACAGCCAAAGCTGCGCGAGCTAAAGAGGCTACAGGTTTATATACAGCCGCCGAACGCGGCAAACCTATAACCGAGACGCCCGAGTTTACGGAACTTATGTCGCGCCCATCTATGGATAGGGCGTTGTCACGCGCTGCCGAGCTGTCGGCTGAGCGCGGTCAAGTGTTTCAAATCGGCAAAACGACGCCCGAAACGCAAGTTCCGTCGCCTATCCTTGGGCCGTCAGGCGAAACATTGATGCAGACCATTCCGGCTACGCAAGCCAAGTATCCAATCTCTAGCCTGCATAATCTTAAACTGGCGATGGATGATCTTATCCGTAATCCAGAACGGTTTGGAATTGGCGCGTCCGAAGCATCGGCCATAGCCCGAACACGCGGCGAACTTATAGGCTTCATTAAACAAAAATCACCGTTGTATGAAAAGGCGCGCGCGACGTTTGCGGAAAAGAGCGGGCCGATCAACCGCATGGAGATCGGTCAATATCTCGAATCCAAGCTCTTGTCGCCGTTGGCCGAAGAAGCGCCGCAGCGTGCAGGCGTCTTTGCGACGGCTGTAGAGCAGGCCCCACAGACCATCAAACGTGCGCTGGAGGGCGCGCCTCGTTTTGAAAAGCTGTCTGATGTTTTGACTTCGGACGAAGTTCGTAAGGTCGAGGCCATCCGGGCGGATCTGGCGCGTGAAGCCGAGGCGGCGCGTATGGCTCGCGCGGCTGCGCAGGCTGGCCCGGAAGCGGCGCGTAATCTTCAGATACCGCGCGCCAATCTTATGGATCGGGTATTTAACGTGGCCAATAAGGTTATTAGCTCATTGGAGCGTAAGATCGACAAACGACTGGCCATACAGATAGCTACCGAAATGTTGGACCCCCAACAAGCGGCGCAGGTTATTGAAGACGCGGTTAAATACGCCGAAGAAACCGCCACACGCAGTAAGAGAATCCGCGAAACCGGAAAGAAAGTGCGTGCTGACGTGCGTAAATACTCGCCAGAGATTACGGCGGCGGTAACAATTCAGAACGCACTGGGCGAACGTAAAAACCAAAACGCGATGGCACGGTGATGACGAGCGAAACACAGATCTTCTTCGACGTGGCCGTCGCCGTCATCGGCGCGCTGGGCGGCTGGATCCTCAACACCGTCTGGACGGCTGTTAAAGAGCTACAGAAAGCCGATAAGGAGCTGGCCGAGAAAGTCGGCGAGATCGAGGTGCTGGTCGCCGGGCGCTACGTCACCCGCGACGAGTTCAACCACACGCTCAGCCAGGTATTCGCCAAGCTGGACACGATCCGCGATATGCTGGCCAGAAAGGTCGACCGATGACAAAACTCAACGCAACATCCATCGCCCGTATGCGCGGCGTGGACCCGAACCTGATTGCGCTGGCAAAGAAAGCCCGCGAGATCTCTCCGATCCCCTTCGAGATCACCGAAGGTATGCGGACCAAGGAACGGCAGCGCTATCTGGTCAAGACCGGCAAAAGCCGCACGCTGAACAGCTACCATCTGCGCGGCAAGGCAATCGACTTCGTCGCCATGCCAGGCAACAAGGTGTCGTGGGACCTGAAGGATTACAAAACCATCGTCGAGAAAGCCTTCAAGCCGGCGGCCAAAGCGCTCGGATTGTCTGACCGAATTGTGTATGGCATTTATTGGAAATCAATCGTGGATGGTCCTCACGTGGAAATTCACGACTGATTCTTCCATGTTCTGTTGTTCCGTATTCTGCGCACGCAGTTTACGGAACAGCCATAAATAAGGGAGAGTTCTTTGGCTGTCTTATCTGACGCTCTTATTTGCCAAACTGTCTCAGCGGTTACTTTTGTAAACCGTTCTCTTTTGTCTGATTCGGTCCCCGCGCCGCGCTTCAAAACATACCGCGCGTGCGCCAAGTTTTCCCGCCTGTTGACCCATTCAAGATTATCAACATGATTGTTTTTTCTATTACCGTCTTTGTGGTTTACTTCCGGCAAACCGTTAAGGTTTGGAATGAAAACCCGCGCTATAAGTCGGTGAACGTATTTATTTGTTTTCTTTCTGTCCTTAGCCAATTTTACGCAGAGATAACCGGCGCTATGGTTGAATGGCCGTATTTCTTGCGACGGCACCGTTCGAATTTGTTTTCCAAATTGCCGTTCGCGGCTTTTGGAGCGTACGCGCCCATCTTTGGACGCTTCGTAATCAGGGAATATGTCTATTGTCTGCCACATAGGGAACCTTCTAGCAAGGTTCTTTCCATGATACAAGTGTAAACATGATACAGGAAACGCTGCGCTTTCTGGTCTGGTCTACCGTGTTCTCGCTGCTGCTCTGGGGCGCGGCGCTGCTGACGGGTTGTTCGGTTGAAGGCGCGGGGTTTACGAATACCGGACAACCCGCAAAATCTGTCGTATGTAAAGAAGTCCGTCCCGGCTACACGAGGTGCAAAAATGTTGACTAACTGGATGACAACGGTTCCCGGCGTTCTCTTGCTGCTGCGCACGCTCTGGGACGCCTGGACGACCAAGACCGTCAACTGGAACGAGCTTCAGGACGCTTTAATCGCGCTCGGTCTGATCGCCGCCAAGGACTGGAACGTCACGGGCGGATCCAAGATTCAGGATTGAAAGCGACAGGCCGAAGTCGCCAAACCCAAGACGGTCGATGAAACGATTGATGATCTTGATGCTGGCCGTTTCTAGCGCGGCCTGTCAGACGACGAGCGGGGGTTGCCCTCCGCTCGTAAACTATTCCGCCGAGCAACAGGCGTTAGCCGCGCGCGAACTCCGACGACTCCCGAAGGGAAGTCAGCTCGCTCAGTTTGTCACTGATTACGGGAAGTTTCGCGCCGCGTGCCGGCTTTGACGCCCGCGCTACCTTCCGGTCAGCCTTCTTCTGATATTCGATAGTCTCGACGCCCTGCTTGGACGCGATGTAGTCCTCGGCAAACGTAGCCGCGAACATCTCATAATTCATCGCGTCAACGTGGCTGTCAAGATGGGCAGGCGACGCAAACGCTCTGGCGTTCTTGACGCAGGCCAGAATGATAGCGATCTCGTAAGGGTGGAAGTCCCGGCCAAGCCGCAGGCTGGCAAGGTCAGAGATCAACTGGAAATTGTCTTCGATACCGCCGTAGTTAACGCCGCGTTCGGCGATTACGTCCCCGGCCAGTTTCAGAAGTTCTTGCGGTGTCATCTATTTCCCTCATCAATTCGGCCCGTTCACGCAACATCCGCAGCGTCGTAAAACGCTGGTGCAGACGTATAATGAAGGTGGACCGCCGAGCGGTGCGGCGCTCGTCCTCCAGGAGGTCTAATACCTCCCGTTCCGTCAGGCTGGTCAGCACGTTCTGGAGTTCCGGCCAATTCACTTCAGTTCCTCCAAGGCAATCTCAGCCAATGTTCGTTTGTCATGTAGCGCGGCAAATATCCGCTCGTCAATAGTTTTGTTACAGATTATGACGTAGCACCACACGTCGCGGATCTGGCCGCTGCGGTGCAGCCGGCCGATGGTCTGCTCGTAAAGCTCCAGCGACCACGGCAGCGACAGGAAGACGATCTTGTTACCCCCAAGCTGAAGGTTCAGTCCGTGCCCGGCGCTTTTGGGATGGATTGCCAAAAGCTGGATCTTGCCTTCGTTCCACCGGTCGATGGCGTTCGGTTCGTCTATTGTAGCTACATTAAATCGGCGCTTTAGTTCGGCTAACTCTTCCTTGTAATTGTAGACGACGATGGTGTTGTCGTGCTGGTTTTCTTCGAGGATGTCGTCGAGCATGTCGAACTTGTGGTCCGACAGCCACTCAGGCCCAGCCTCGCCGTAGACAAACCCACCCGCGAGCTGTTGCAGTTTCTGCGTTACGACGGCCGCCGTTGGCGCGGTGATCGTCTGGCCCAGCTCCAGCACGAAGTCTTTTTTTAGTGTTTCATAAGGTGTCAGATCCATATCGCAGCGCATCTCGACGACATGGAGCGGCGGTAGCTTGTCCTTGTATTCGCCCGGCTCCAGCACATAGGTCGCCGGCTTGATGGCCTCCATGATCTTTGGCAGCGCGTCGGGCAGCGGCTCCCACTGGCCATACTCGCGGTTTATGCAGTAGAAATACTGTTGCAGGAACGCGCCCTTGCTGCGCCCGAGCAGCGACTGATCGACAACCTTGCACTGGCCGAACACGTCTTCGAGCCCGTTTGATGTGAAGGATCCGGTTAACCCCCAGCGGATCTGGAACTTATCAAGGATCTTCAGCAAATATTTGAACCGCTTGCCGGACGGGTTTTTTAGTCGTGTCAGCTCGTCAAAGACAATACCGTCGAAGTTCTTTGGGTCTATAGACGGGATGTTGTCGTAGTTGGTGACGACGATATCGGCGTCTGATTCAAACGCAGCCTTGCGCTGCGCTGGCGTGCCGACAGCGACGGCCAGCTTCATATGCTCGGCCCACTTGTTGACCTCGACCGGCCAGACCGACAGGCAAACGCGTTTCGGCGCAAGCACAAGCCAGCGATCACAGTGCCCGCGCGCCAACATGTCCGACATGGCCGTGAGCGTGATTGCTGTCTTGCCCGCGCCAACCGGCGCAAGGATCATGGCTCGGTCGCGGGCGAAAAGGAAGTCGCTTGCGTCATGCTGATACGGTCGTAGGTCCATCTGTCAACGGCCTCGATAGAATTAAGACATGCGTAGTTCTGGTTGAGCCTGCGCATGTCGTTTGCGAATATTTTCTGCAACGCGGACAAACGCCCGCGCTCCGTCTTCAGTTCGATGAACCACGCCTCGCCGTTTGGCAACACGACAATGCGGTCGCTGACGCCCCGGTTCGACAGGCTGTTGAATTTATACGCCAATCCGCCCATGGCTTTCACGGACTTGACGAAGTAGGACTCTATCTCTTTCTCCAGCATAAAAATATTTGTTGCACGAATCATAAAATTTGTCTAGGCTGCTCTTCATCAAACAGTGAGGTAAAGTCAGATGAGCCAGAGAGACAGCGGTTACGCCCGCGTTGCGTTCGATCAGTATGAAACCCCCGAGTGGGTTACGCAGGCACTGCTTCCGCACATACCTAAACACTCGACTATATGGGAGCCTGCTTGCGGCTCCGGTAGAATGTCTAAAGTTCTTAAGGCGTATCACTCCACAGATATTCAGCATGGCGAGGATTTCTTTACCCAAGACTGTCCATACAGAGTAAACGCCATCATAACCAACCCTCCATATTCTGTAGCCACTGAATTTATTGAACGGGCGTTAAAATTAACGCGCGAGAACGGCGGTTTTGTCGCCATGCTGCTTCGCACCGACTTTGACCATGCAAAGTCGCGGCGGCACATATTTGCAGATCATCGCGCGTTTACGCGTAAAGTGATTTTGACCAAGCGTATTCAATGGTTTGAAGACAGCAAATCATCGCCGTCGTTCAACCACGCATGGTTCATGTGGAACTGGTTTAACATGACGCCGCCTACCATAGCCTATCACTTCGAGGACTAATCGTGTCACACAGCAACATCGTTGGCGGCTCGACCGCCAAGCGGCTTATCAACTGTCCCGGTTCGCGGGCGCTTGTGGATAAAGCCCCGCCCCGTCCATCAACATCATACGCCGAAGAAGGAACGCGGCTGCATAACGCCATGCACGCGATCCTGTCATTGGACGCAAAAGTCGAAGACTTTGACAACCACGAGAAATTGCAGTTTGCTCTCGGCGCTTTGAACGAAATAGATCCTAACCGTGAACTGGAGTTTCAGACCGAGTTGACGGTGCATTATGGAGGGTTTCTTGCAGGTGTATTTGGATCAGTCGATCTCATTGGCCGAATCGGCCGCCGTGCAGTGGTTCTTGATTGGAAGTTTGGTGATGGGGTGGCGGTGGACGCTGAAGAAAACCATCAGCTTCTGTTTTACACCGCTGCTGCTATGCGCACACCCGAAGCACGTTGGGCGCTGGAAGGCGTGGATGAAGTAGAGCTTATCATCGTCCAGCCGCCGCGCGTCAGCCGGTGGCTTACGACGCCCGGTCGCGTAAAGGCTTTTGAGCGCACGCTGTATGACGCCGTGCAAACGTCGTTCAGACCTGACGCACCCCTTAACCATGGCGATCATTGCCGTTGGTGTCCTGCGAAGCCGACGTGCCCTGCAATCACGGGGCAGTTGGAGCGCGCGATCTCGACGAAGGTGAAAGCTATTGATCCGGAGAAGATGAACTATGCTTTGGCGATGGCGCTCCTTGCGGAAGAATGGGCGAAAAGCGTGCGCGAACTTGCGCAAACGATGCTTGAAAATAAAGCGCCAATCGACGGATGGAAGCTCGTGCCCAAGCGCGCTACACGACATTGGGCCGACGAGGGAAAGGCAAGAGCAGCTATTGCAGAAATGGGATTTGATCCCGAGAGTTTGATGGTTATGAAGAGCCCGGCGCAGGCCGAGAAGATCTGCGGCAAGCTGCCGAAGGAACTCTTTGTTTCCATCTCCACAGGTAACACCATCGCGCCGGAGAGCGATCCACGGCCGGCGGTGTCTACGCTGGGCTCCGACATTCGTCGGGCCTTCTCTAAACTAGAGGTAAAGTAGAATGGACGATGAACTTATAAAACTAGAGGATATAATAGGATCCAAGAAGAAAGGCGTAAAAGGGCTGTTCCCTATGTCTCGTTCAGCGTGGTTCGACGGGGTAAAAAAAGGGCGGTTTCCAAGACCTGTTCATCTAAGCGCGCGAAATACAATGTATTTCAAATCCGATATGGCAGCGCTTATTCAAAAACTTAAATCCGAAAGGTAAAGTAGAATGACTAATATCGTAAAGTTCGGTAACGCTAACCTTCCCACCGCTGCGTCACTCGCGGCTGCGTTGCGTAAGACAGCCGAAGAGGCCGCGTCGGGTCCGGGCGTCATCCTGAAAATGGATAAGACCGGGCACTGGGTCTACGGCGCTGACCAGACCGAGGTTGACCGTAGCGGAATCTGGGCGGTTAATCCGCTCTCATTCATCCATGGTTACATCGCGTGGGGCGAAGGTGAGGTTCTTGGCGAGCATATGGTCCCGATCACTGATGAGTTGCCGGAGCTGGATGCAGCGCCGCCGAACGCCAAGCGTGGTTGGGAGCCGCAGGTCGGCATGAGCCTGAAGTGCATCAGCGGTGAAGACAAGAACGTGGAGGCGCGCTTCACGACGACTGCGGTCGGCGGGAAGAAGGCGATGCACGCGCTTGCGATGAAGGTGGCCGAGCAGGTCGAGAAAGATCAGGAAAAGCCTGTGGCGCTGGTAAAACTTGGTTCCGATCATTACCAGCACAAGAGCTATGGCCGGGTCTTTACGCCTGTGTTTGAAGTCACTGACTGGATCGGCCTTAACGGTCCGGAAGAGGTGGCTGACACGGACACGGGCCGTCGTCGTCGTAGCTGATACAGAGCGGGGGCCTAGCGCCCCCGTTTTCTTCGAGAGGGTAGGATGGAAAAGGTTAGCTACTACAAATACGACGCCAAAGATCAAAGGCACATGCTGATATCGCTGCCGCGCGTTAAATGGCTGGAGCGCGATCCTGACTACAAATTGCCAGTCCCGCCCAAAGAGATCAAGGAAGACCGTCGCAAGGACGCGCGGATTGGCAATAAGGCTGGCGTCAAATACGACCGGCCAGCGCAGAGAAGCGACGCACTGTCACCAGCGCAGAAGCAGGCGTGGGCGCTATATAGCGGCGGCATGTCATTTGTCAACATTGGCGTAGAGATGAACCGTTCGACCAACGCGGCCAGTAAACTGGTCGCACAGGCAAAAGAGAAACTGGGGATAGGACTTGAGAAATGAAGACCATTCTCATGTTTGTCGGCGTCTACACGCTCGGCATGTGCGTCGTGCGTATCGTGCTGGCCCTTATGGGCGACAGGACGGGGAATAGCGGAAGATATAAGCATTGGGAGGACGAGGATGATTGACATCGAGGAACTATTGGCGCGGCTGCGCGACAGAGACGCTCCTGACGGAACGGTAGGTTGGGCGCATGCAACATATCCGCCGCAAAAAGTGAAGGATGCATTATGCAATCAAGCCGCCGCCGCGCTCGAAGCGCAGGCGAAGGAGATTGCGGAACTGGAGGCGGCTCTGAAGCCACTTGCGAAAGCCTGGCTGTTTCCCGATGATCTTGGGGAGAAAGCAAGCGTGATTATTCGTTGCGACCCAGATTGGAATGAAGAGGAAAACGACATGTCTAGAGAGGATGTTATTGTTTGTCGACGGGAAATTCGCAAGGCTCGCGCCGCGCTGAATGGAGAGAAAGGATGGACAAACAGTATGAGAATACAGCAGAAGCTTATACGGAAGAATTTACAAAATGGACCGTAGAAGAGAACCTTGCGCTGCGCAAACGCATCGCGGAACTTGAAGCGGTGCTGAAGGAGTGCGTTGACTCATTAGAAACATGGGTTGACGACCTGTATGCGAGAGGCAGCGTCCCTCCCGGATATAGAGATATATACGAAAAGGCGTTGCGGCAGTTGCTAAATGGAGAGAAGTAAAATGGAAAACGTGACTATCAATGGCATTGAGTATCGTCCTGTTAAGTCGGAAGCCGGAACCCGCACTGTCGTCGTCGTGGATCGCGGATGGATTTTCGCGGGCGACGTGACGCGTGAGAATGGGCGCATTTACCTGAGAAATGCCCTGCATGTATTCAAGTGGGAAAACCTCGGGTTCTCCGGCATGGTTGCGGACCCGAAGAAAGCGAAAGCCGATCTGCGCCCGATAGCGGATGTCGATATCCCGGCGGGCGCAGAAGTGTTCTGTGTTCCAGTGCCAGACGGGTGGGGGCTATGAGCCCCCGCTTCATCCCTGCTGGCGACGGCGACGGCTTCGGCAACGGCTTCGGCTACGGCTATGGCAACGGCGACGGCTTCGGCAACGGCTTCGGCAGCTACGGCAGCTACGGCTATGGCAACGGCGACGGCTTCGGCAACGGCTTCGGCAGCTACGGCAGCTTCGGCACCGGCAACGGCTTCGGCTACGGCGACGGCGACGGCTACGGCGGCGGCAACGGCGGCTTCGGCTACGGCTACGGCGGCGGCAACGGCGGCTTCGGCTACGGCTTCGGGACCGTCTGCAATTCCCAAAAGATACGCGCCGCACTGAATGGAGAGAAGGAATGAGTGAAGAATTAGAATTAACCCCGGTATATTTTGAAAATGACGGTCCTTACCAAGACGCACAATCGGCAGAAGAGCTTGAATGTTATGTTATGAACAGCACTTCTCCTAAAACTCCGGCGGAGTGGTGGTCTCGCGGAGAGATTGATAGGTTGCGCGCCCGCATCGCGGAACTGGATGCGGCGCTGGTAGATGTTACCGCCCACCTTGTCGCAGCCGTATCGCTTCTTGAACGCGGAGGCAAGAAAGCTGCGCCGAGTAATAGAATGTTTAATCAGATGATTGTTGATTACAAAAACTGCATCGAACGCAGCCGCGCCGCGCTGAATGGAGAGAGAGGATGACTGACGAAGAATTTATCGCGCGCATCAGAGCCACGCCGACGCTACTCTCCATAATGCTTCAAATAGATGATGCATTAGAGGCAAGGGATAAGGAAGTCGCAGAGCGGTCCGCCCGCATCGCGGAACTGGAGGCGGCGCTGAAACCGTTCGAAGAAAAGTCTTCTAAAAGTCTAGCCGACGCGGAGGAATTGGCCGCTAACGAAGGCTACGAACTGCCAGACGACCAGACTGCGGAAGACATTTATGCGTGGGCGCTCGCTTTGACGTGGGGAGATTTACGAGCCGCCAGCGCCGCGCTGAATGGAGAGAAGTGATGAAACGTATACTGACACTCATGGCGCTTATGTCGCCGGCTTACGCGCAGGAAATATCTGTCTACGATGGGCCGAACGGCCCTGTCGCAACAGAGCTGCGTTACCCAAATCAATCGTTCTTTTACACTGAGCGCGGTATGATCTCCGCGCCGAAAGTCGGCAACTACACCGTCTACAACGGCCCGAACGGTGAGTATCTTGGCGGCAGAATAGATGGAGGCGATAATGAATGAGAATGAAAAACTAGTGGCCGCGCACATAGAAAGACGCGGGTTTTCCATACTATCACGAGGCTGGCCTGACTTTCTCTGCGTTAAAAAAGAAGTGCCTAACAGTTATGGTATACAGCAAGTGATCGGAAAAGGCGTTATGTGCGTCGAAGTGAAAGCGGGTAAAGATGATCTTTCTAAAGAGCAAAAGTTAGTTCACACCATATTAAAAGCGGCCGGATTGCCCGTTTATACTGTGCGCGCGGAGGAAGTCGCAAAGAAACGGAGTTACAACACTCGGAAATTCCTAACGCACTCCGAACTTCAGGCGGCGCAAGGAAAGTTATGGGAGTTACATCAACGCGTAAAAGAGCTAGAGAAAATCATAGAGGATTCGTCGGCGGTGTTAGAATATTCTGACGCTAATATAGGTTCGTTGCTCGGTCCTCAAACATGCGGTCACGTCAATGATATGGCTAGATTTTGAGACAGCCAGCGAGTGCGATCTGCCGGAGGCGGGCGTATATAACTACGCCCGTCATCCGTCGACCCGCGTGCTGTGCATGTCCTACGCTTTCAACGACGGGCCTGTGATGACGTGGCGGCCGGGGGAGCCTATGCCCGACGTGCGCGGTCAGATCCGGGCGCATAACGCCGCGTTCGAACGGCTAATCTTCTGGCATGTGCTAGGAATGAAGATTGATCTGACCCAGTTCTACTGCACCGCTGCGCAGGCGCGCGCGAACTGTGCGCCGGGCAGTCTCGAAGACGTTGGTCGCTTCGCCGGGCTGTCAATGCGCAAGGATCATCGCGGCGCGTATCTCGTCCGCAAGTGCTGTATGCCGCCCTATAACACTGAGCTGCTGCCCGAGCTGATAGAATATTGCGAGCAGGACGTTCGAACGATGCGCGCCGCCAGTCAGGCCATGCGCGAGCTGACGCCCGAAGAACTGGAGGACTATCATGTTAACGAGCGTATTAACGATCGTGGCGTTCTTGTCGATATCGATCTGTGCAGCGCGGCGGTCAAGTATGCGGCTGACGAGCTTCGAGAGATTCAGGATACCGTCGTCGAGATCACAGGCGGCGCGGTATCTACGGTCCGTTCCCCCAGTATGCGACTGTGGGTGCAAGAGAGGCTTGGCCCTGAAGCGCTGAAGCTGATGCAGCGCGAAGACAAGATGTCAATCGACAAGACTGTCCGGGCCAATTTGTTGGCTATGGACAACCCGGAAGAGGTGCCCCCCGATGTCAGAGAAGTTATCCAGTGCGCCGATGACCTTTGGGCGTCGAGTGTGGCAAAGTTTGATCGTCTTCGCAGCCTGGCTTGCGCTGACGGCCGCGTTAGAGGCGCTTTTGTCTTTGCCGGAGGGTCCGCCACAGGACGCGCGTCTAGTTACGGCGCGCAGGTTCACAACTTCACACGTAAATGCGCAGATGATCCCACCAGCGTGCGACACGCGATGGTGCGAGGCCACGCCATCGTGCCGAAATACGGCCGGCGCGTTACTGACGTATTGCGTGGTATGCTGCGGCCCGCTCTGATACCCGCCAAAGGCTCCTCTTTCGTCGTCGCTGACTGGTCGGCTATTGAAGGCCGCGTCAATCCGTGGCTGTCCGACAAAGGCCATAAGAAGCTACAGCATTTCCGCGACGGTCTGGATGTCTACAAGGTCAACGCAGCGAAGACGTTCAATGTGGGCTATGACGACGTGAACAAGGAACAGCGTCAGATCGGCAAGGTGCAGGAGCTGGCGTGCGGATTCGGTGGCGGTATCGGCGCGTTCGCTGCTATGGGCCGCGTCTACGGAATCAATCTGCCCGAGCCGCAGGCGCGCAAGATGGTCAACGCGTGGCGGCTGGCCAATGACTGGGCTCCGCCATTCTGGCGCGATCTGGAAGTTGCATACATTCGTGCGTTGCGTAACAAGGGTAAAGAGTTCACCGCAGGAAAGATAACCTACCTCGCAGACGGCAAGCATCTTTGGTATTGCTTACCCTCAGGCCGTGTGCTTTGCTACCCGTTCGCCCGATTTGAAGACGATGGCGGTATCACCTACGCCAAGGCGTCGTGGAAACCCGCTGCTGATGCGAAGGAGTGGCCCCGTGCGCGTCTATGGCCCGGCTTGGCTTGTGAGAACGTCACACAAGCGGCCGCCCATGACCTTCTTCGTGAGGCTCTTCGCCGTCTTGATGACGTGGTTCTGCATGTTCACGATGAGATCGTTATTGAGACTGACGAGCCGGAAGCCGCAAAAGCACGATTAGAAGAAGTAATGACAACGCCGCCCGCATGGGCGGAAGGATTACCGCTCGACGTAGAAGCGAGCATTATGGGGGTTTACGGAAAATGATTGAATACTTCACAAAGCTCGCGCCGGAAGGCGAGACAGCGCTGATCGTCAGACAGATCGACACAGGGCGCAAATGTCTTGATGGCTCGCCGCGCTACACATGGCCGGCTTACAAGCCGACGCACAAGCGCCGGGAGGGCGAGAGCTGGTTTCTCAGCACCGGCGCGTTCATCGTAGACCGATTTAAGAATGGCAAACCATCGGCGAGCAGCGCCAACTGCACGCATACGTTGTTCATCATGCTGGACGACATCGGCGAAATGAAACATTACGTCGACAAGTCATTTGTCGTAAAAACACCGCCGCTCCCGCCGACAGCTATCGTCGAGACCAGCCCCGGTAATTATCAGTGGTGGTATGCCTACCGTGAACAGCCGACCGTCGAAGAGCATACAGCGCTGCTTAACGCGCTTATTGCGGGTGAATATTGTGATCGCGGCGCGACCAATCCCGTGCGTAATTGTCGTCTTCCGGGTTCCGTAAATGTCAAGCCCGGACGTGAGGCGTTTGTGTGCCGTGAGGTAGAGTTTCACCCCGAGCGCGAGTATACAGTTCAGGAGATGTGCGACGCCTTTGGCGTCAGGCTCGGCGAAATATCATCGCTTCCGCAAAATATACGTCTTACGGATACCGGAACAGACGATGTGCTGACATGGCTCAATGAGCAGGGGCTTGTTACGGAAAGCGTAAATGGTTCAGGCTGGTGTGGCATTGTTTGTCCGAATCACGCCGAGCATACGAACGGAGATATTCAGGCTCGCTACATGCCGCAGTCCCGTGCGTTCTGTTGCTATCACGGCCACTGCGAGAACCTCGACAGCAATTACTTTTGCGACTGGGTCGCCGAGCAGGGTGGCCCGCGTCACAAGCCGGGCATACGTGACGAACTGATCGTCGAGGCGATGAAGCCGCTGAGCAGTCTAAAGCCGACGAAAGAATACCCGAACGTCGCCGATGAAATCAAAGCCGAGACGGAGCGCAAACAGGCAGGGCGGGAAAACCGCGCGGGCTGGCATAGTCGCTTCGCCTATATTATCTCCGACGACGCCTACTTTGACCGACATACCTGTTCCGAGATCAGCCGCAAGGCGTTCAATGCGCTTTTCAAGCATGTTGAATGCACGGTCGCAAACGCCGAAGGCAAGAAACGCCGGATCGAGGCGTCCTCATGGTTTGATATGTTCCGCGAAGAAATGAACGCTTACGCCCTGCACGGTCTGACCTATGCAGCCGGCGAGGACTGGATGGTCACGAAGGACGGGCTCGTCTACGGCAATATGTGGCGCGACGCCCGGCCCGAGATCAAGAGCGCGGGCGATCCGCAGAGATGGATCGACCACTGCCGGCGGCTTGTGCCGGAGGAGCATGAGCTAGAGCATATATGGAACGTGATGGCCTATAAGGCCCAACATCCAGATGTGAAGATCAACCATGCCGTCCTGCACGGCGGCCGGGGTGGCTGCGGCAAAGATACCATGTGGGCTCCGTTTATCTGGTCGGTCTGCGGGCCGCACGAGAAGAACAAGGGCCTGATCGACAACGACAGCCTGTCGAGCCAGTGGGGCTACCAGCTTGAATCCGAGATCACGGTTCTGAACGAGCTGAAGGAACCGGACGCCAAGGATCGGCGGGCGCTTGCGAACAAGCTGAAGCCTATTATCGCCGCGCCGCCGGAGACGCTGGTCATCAACCGCAAGGGCCTGCACCCCTATCAAATGGTCAACCGCCTGTTCATGCTGGCGTTTACAAATGAGGATATGCCGATCACGCTCGACTCCGACGACCGGCGCTGGTTCTGCGTCTGGTCCGACGCGCCAAAAATGACGGCCGCCGAAGCGCAGGCGATGTGGGCCTGGTATCACAACGGCGGGTTTGAGGCCGTTACGGGCTGGTTGCGCGCGCGGGACGTGTCGGCGTTCAACCCGCAGGCGATCCCACCCATGACGGATTACAAGCAGAAACTTATCTATGTCGGCATGAGCAACGCCGAGGGTCACGTCTATCACATGATTGAAAAGGGTGAAGCGCCCTTCGATGTCGATGTTATCAGCGGGCCGTGGCATACAATTCTGGACAAGCTAAACGAGACCGTGAACAACGCGACCCGCGTCGTGCGGCCGGCGCTATTCCATGCGTTGAAGGAAGCCGGCTGGGTTGACAAAGGCCTGTGCTACTCGTCAGATTTCCCATCTAAAAAACATTGTTTTGTAAAACCGCATATGGCGGATTGGAACCGGTCAGAGGTAAGGCGCGCGCTGGCAAGGCTGACGCGTGAAGGGGAGGATAAGGATAATGTCGTCTCAATCACTGAACGTCTACCCGGTGTTCATAAAACATCTGGGTGACCTGACCGAGGCTGTCGAACTTTATCTTGACTGGGCGTCGAGTCCGGGGGACGATGACTGTCCGCCCGAGCTGATCGATCAGCTCTGTGCGGCGCAGGAAGAGGCGCGGGCGCTACTGGATGGGCTTGGCTATGGTTCGGAACCTAATTGACCTTTTGATCTGCGCCGCAGCATGGCTGACAGAATACGGGTGCGGATGGCCTCGTCATGAACCTCCGTTAGCGCCTCTTCGAGTGCGAGCCGCAGCCGTTCGGACTCGTCGAGCGCTCCGGTGATCGTCCACTGGGCTCTTTGACGCGCCTCTTCATAGCCTTTAAGATAGGCTTTCGAGACCTCTTGCTGGAGCACCTTAAGGCGTTCCTCGAATTCGTTCATGCGCGGACCCCATAAGAAAACGCCCGGCTTTTGAGGGCCGGGCAGTCGGGGAGAAAACGCACGGGGGTGCGCTATTGGCTATATATTGCACGTCCCGTCTGAGCAGTAAAGTATATCCAGACGCCGAACGATTTCCTGTTCGGTCATGACGGGGTGCTCTGGCGCAGAGGGCTCTACAGTGCGCCAGAAAGCCCACAAGGGTGGGTTTACGGTGTAGGCCGGTATATCCCTGGGCAGGTCGGGGATAATGGCCTGTAGGGCCTCGTATTGCTCTTCGAAGGTCATTAGCGCACCCCTAACAGTATCTCTATTATTACGGCGATGATGATAGCAGCCATCGTGTCATCTTTCTTCATAGTTCTTCACCGCTCGCATGACCGCCGGGTGCGTCCGGCGCATGACCCGGCCGATTGTCGGGTAGGACGCCTTCAGTTCCTTGCGCGCCCGCCACATCACCCGTTGCCGGATCGCGCAGCGCCACGCCGTCCGGTCGTGCGCTATTATCATCCTGGCGGTTGTGCCGTGCGCTTTCGCCTCTTCCTCTATTATCTGCATGATCTGGTCTTCTATCATTGAATTTCCCTTCGATTGCGAATATCAACGCCCGCGCCGCCTTAAACAGTGCGCGATCGTCGGCCCGTGGCAGGTAGATGTGACCCCATGGCATGCCGTTTTCGTCGAAAAGCATTAGAGTTTTCTTGTCGTTCTGCCATGTTACTTTATTAGGTTGAACGCGCCTCATCTTTCTTCCTCCAGGCAATAAAAGCTTCCGCCATGAGACGCGCGCGGCGCTCCAATTCCACCTCAATTAGCTGTTTTCGGAACGCATCCGTTTCCATGCCTAGCATGGCCTCTAGCGCGCCCGTAGAGAGGGCTTTTAGGCCCTCCCGGTAGGGTGATAGCGACTCCCATAGAATCTTCATCTGGCCCATGTTAAAGCAAGATCCACTGGTCGTTGTCGAGATGTTCCCGCGCCGCGTCGGCGACGTGGTCGCTAGTGAGCAGGGCCTTTTCGATAAGGTCATACAGCGGGCCGGGCGGCAAGCGCTTGAACTCGCCGTCACAATTATGCGCGTCGATTTCGATCTCCGTCACGCGCACAAGCGCCACGCCGGGCCGGGCGCCTACGTCGCGGTCCCCGGGCTCATATTCATACTCTATCGTTGCGGTCCCATAGACATACAAAGCCTGTCCCGGTATCGGCATGAATTCGTCTAGTTCAAAGTCAAAAGTCTTCATCCCATGTCTCCCCGTATGATTGCAGCATTTCAAGCCGCGCGAGCTCGCGTGACAGGGCGGCGGCGCGTTCGGCGTCGCCGTCCCAGAAAGCGTCCTGTATCTCGCGCCGTAGGCGCGTGATTTCTGGCAGGATAGGGCGCGCTACCATGCGCCGAGCATTTCGAGCGTATAGCGGTCGCGGTCTAACCCTTCGGGTTTCCAGCCGGCCGCTTTCATGTCGTCAAATAGCGTCTCTACTTCGCGGTATATGGCGCGCTCTTCGTCGCGCATGAACAAAAGCGCGCCGATTGATAGCTTGTAAGGGTTGCAGACCGATTGCGCGCCGTACCATGCCGCGCGCGACACGGGGTCTTTCGGCGCGTTCTTTAAAAGCCGGCCCTTGTGCGGCCCTTTCTTGTAGCATGCGCCGTAAAGCGCTTGCGCGGCGGTATCTGATAAGACCATGATCTTTCCCTTTCCTGTTAGGCGGCGCGGCCGACACGGAATCCGTGCAAGTTAATGACGATGTCCTTGGGGCTTTTGCTGCTATTGCCAGCGCACAAGCCGCATGCGGCGCAATTAGTGCGCGCGCCGTTCTCTTTCGCGGCCGGACAGCCGATTTCCGACGTAGTTTTTGTTTCGGCCGCTTTCTTGGCGCGGAACGTACGCCAACCGCATGCGCTCGCGAGTAATTGATCCGATTCCGTCTCACATGACGCCATGCATAGCAACGCAAAGGCCTGAAAAGCCGGGTTGCGCCACTGGTGGCTATATCCCGTTATTTTGCCGGCTTTGAGCGTGGCGGCGCGCCATATTTGAAACGGCGCGGCGGCCGGGTCGCCATAGGTCCCGAGGCGAAACGCCATGCCAGCGAATAGATCGGGCAGGATGGCGGGATCATAGTCTATACCCGGCCGCGCGTATCGACCGCGCTCATACGCGCCATATACGCTCGCGACTGACTTGGCGACGTCTACATAGCATTTACCACCCTTAAACGGCCGTTGCGGACAGTCGCCGCATATGCTCTCATCCTGCCCGGATTTCAGGGCGCGGAACGGGTGAACATCGGCGCGCATGATAAATGTCTGAACCATTGCGCCCGTTTTGGCGTTGTTACTGGCCGTGTTGACGCGTGTCGCGACCACCACGATAGGCGCGCCGTCGATGGCGCTCGGCCCTTCGTACAGTATGACGCCAGCGTGGCGCTTGGCGCGTAGTGCTTTGCGGAAATCTGTCAGTGTGAGCATGGTCGTGTTCCTTTGTTACGATAGCGCGGCGATGATTGCGCCAGCAATGGCGAAACACGCGGCGAAAGTCTGGATTGCGTCGATATAGGTCAGCATTGTTAGCGCGCCTCGATCGCGTATTGATAGAGCGCGTCGCCCTTGGCGGTCATCATATCGATCGCGTCATTGGCCGCGTCGACGTCACGGTCAATGATCGAATAGCCGCGCTCGCGCAACCAGTCGATTGCGAACGCTTCGGCTTGCGAGCGACGCTCGAAGCCTGACTTGATGACGCGCCAGCTCGGGCCGGCGTCGAGCTCTTTGAACGTGTAGGTCATTTTACCGTCTCCTGTTGTGTCTGATGCTTACAGCATACGCCGATTCGCGACGATTGCAACAAGATTTTTGATTAGGCGGTTTTGATTGGCGGTTTTTGGGGTTTGAGATAGTGTCTAGCTGTAAATTAGTCGGAGGAAACGTGCGTGATTTCCGGGCGTTAGGTCGTTTATACTAAAAATAAAAAAAAAAAGATTCAAGATAGTAAGTATACATATAGGTTTACATACAGTAAAAGTTTAGAGCAACTTAAACATACTCGCCTAAATAGCATAATAGCATAAACTACCAAATCGGTAGACTAATGCGCCGGTCGCCTGGGCGCGCGTCTCTTGCCCCGCGCTGGCAGTCTCAACCCGACTTGAAATCAAACCGCCTAAACCGCCTATAACTTGCCCTTGGCCGTTGACAGTCAGCACACATCTGTTTACATAAACATACTGGCTCTTGGCCGTTGACATTAAGCGTTGACATTGGGCTGACTGTAAACAGGAGGGGGGACTGGGCCTTGGGATCTCCTTTAAGAAATACGCAGCCTTTGCACGAAATTTTTTATTTTTAAAAATCCATGCTATAACAAACCATGTTTCACTCTCTTCCCTATGAGCCGCGCAAGATCTCCGCGACAGAGGCTGTGCTGGAGCGCATTTACGAGGCGGCAAAGAAGGGCCTGCGCGGCGACTCCATGGCGCTGGCGGCCGGGCTGACGCCGCACGAGTATCGGGCGCTGGTGCAACTGGACCCGATAGCGGAGTATGCCGAGACGAAGGGGCGCGCTGACGGAGAGGCTGAGCTGGCCGACGTGATGATGGCGGCGGCCCGCTCCGGCGACACCAAAGCGGCGATGGACATGCTGAAGTTCGCGCATAAATGGACCGCGCCGCAGTCGGTGCAGGTCGAGGTCAACCAGACCATATCTATTACGGCGGCGCTGGAAGAGGCCAAGCAGCGCGTCATCGAAGGGCTTATCATAGATGCAAACCCCGATCTTCTCGGCG